TCGTGTGATATGGTAATATGCACAACGAAACAATAACGCATTCACGATGGAATTGACATACACAGTCAAATTCTGCCCGGAAGGATTCGAACCATAATGTTGTATCAGATCGCCATTATATGCCATCAATGGATAGCATATATCTGTGGCAATCCCTTCCATAACTTTCAAATCTCGATCAGTATATCCGCACTCTCGCGCTATATCCATCATAATTCGAAATGATACGAACATCACTTGTGCTGGCATGCGTAAATCATACTTACTGTAATCTCCAGCAAGTATGCGGTCTTTGCCAAAACGCATAACGTGTCGTGCCAATTGATCCCATTCGGGACCCTGTGCATTGACACCGACTGCACATTCTGAAGTGAAAGGCAATATGGACAATATACGAGCTACAGGGAGATAATACTTTCGCACTAATAGTTGTAAAGCTATAGGTGCTCCCTGAAATACTCTGACCTTGTCCTTCGTCATCTTAGTGGGTTCATCTTTTAGACATGCTTTAAATATTGGATAAGCTCTCTCACCTTTCAAGTATAGCTCCTCCATATCATAAGCATGATCCCAAAAACGTTGGTCCAAAACGGCTGGACATTGATGGGATGGATGGTCTGTAGGGTCCAATAGTGTTAAAAAATTAGATTTAGGTCCGGATAAAGGATATCCAACTGACGTAGTAGGCGGCATTTTATCAATGAATCTTAATCCATCAATTCCACACACCGTCTCCATTTCTGTCAATGGTCTCACACCTAATTTCAACTTTGGCATCCTATCCATTTCCTGCAATAAACCTTCCAGATAATCGGCCGCTGCTCGATCCAGCAAAGATCCTTCAATACCACATGATGGTTTTGCAGAATATTGCAAAGATGCCTGCCAAGGCCAGCCTTTTCTGAATTTTGGTCCTGCCCACTGTTGTGGTATTCCACATACGTCCTCCACGTATTGCGAAATTACCGTCGGTTCTACCGTAGAATGATATGTTGCACGTCCAATAACCTGACCATAATACTTGCAATTCGTGCCTTCTGGTAAGTAATTTATTGGACTCTTAGGATGAACATCAGCTCCCTCATAAAATTGAATATCATATAGCTCTTTAGGAATTGTTCCTGAACTTTTAGATACCACAACACCATGAGTTGCCTTTAACTTTTCAAAAGCATTGTCAAATTCACCTTTTAGTACAAGGCCGCTACACCCACGGGTTTCTCCGTTCTTTCCTCCAAGATGGAATCCTCCAATTAAAGGTCCGCGCGTCTCAGTAATCAATGGGGCAATGCATAATCCTTCAAATGTTTCGAATGTAAGGTTGTACTTCGCTCCAAAAAATTCGGCTGCGTATGTTACTACTGGACCCACTTCCATCATCAACTTGGAACTTATACAAGTCCCATCTCTCTGCTTATATGTCAACCGTGCTGGAACATTTGCAAAGCGTTCTAGAGGGAAATATGGAGTTAAATCTTTCCAGTCACCGCCATTAGGTACCCACACTACAGAAATATCCGTCCCCGGTATGTCTGTGCTATGTTTACGGTAGAGATAACATTCGAAATTGCCTCCAATCTTTGATGGATCATGGCGTGTAAATTTTGCCTTTACATCATCTGCTTTCCACATATGTTTTGGTACTATGGCAACATTAGATTTAGGAAAAAACGCATCACATTCAAAATGCCTCGTTTTCCCACTATCCTTCAATGTTATAGCCATATGACACAAATTATCACGAACCAGTTTTTCCAACTGATTTGATGTAGTGGTTTTGGATTTTTCTGAACAAGGCATCTCACTGACTTTCACGCCGGCCCATGGGTTGGACTCTTCATCTCGCTCAACAATATCAGATACTGTCCTTGGAGCTAAGTTACCTTGTGGTTTTGGAGTTACTTTGAAAGCTTTGTATATCTGTGCTATTGCATACAATGCGGCAATTACAACACAAGTGCCTGTTATCCATTTGACATGTCTGTCTCGATACAGTTTAAACACTCGGGGCATCGCTGCATTATCTTGCACTATTTCATCATACATTCGGCGCTTCTCGAATTCAACCACTCCAGCAATTCCCACCATAGGAATCACGCACAATATAATGCAATAATAGTGTACATATATTGTTAAAGCGATAATGAAAGACAAAATAAACAAATGATTCATATATGCTCGACGGATTCGCTCTCGCAATTCCTGCTCACGTGTGAACCAAATGATATTCTTCATCCAATCCAAATTTATCCACTCCTGCGGTATCCAATTTGTCCAACATACCCAACGAGAATTCTCCAACCAGTCTAAACGTTGTATCAAAACATCAACTGATTTCCTTTCTATCTCATCAGTCCAGTATGAAATGCGTGGTCTCCACCACTTTTTCCACTTTCTAATACGTGGAAATACGGCGGCGACAATTCTCTCACCTATTTGGTTATCAAGCATATCTTCTTCTTCTCTATGGTGTGCCTCACAACGTGTGCAATACCCCGCTACACATCGTGAATCCATCCTGTGAAAATATGTATGAGTCTGTTGTGTGCAAATACACACATCTGGTGTAGGAAATCGACATTCTGGACAGAGCTGAATCTGTTTATCCAGATTACTGTTTTTTGCGACTAGTTCTTTTTGACTCGCGTAAAATTTCTTCGAATCTTGACCAATCCATCGAATCAGCTCGGGCAATCCTATATCCTTAAGAGGTTTTCCATGATACTCAACAACCTCCCAACCAACTGTTGCAGCCTTCCCTTTTACGCTATGTGGCACTGGAAAGGATTTTTCCACAGTTATATCCCAAAAATCGGGTATAAGTGGAGATCCTTGCGGAAAAGCTGCACGAACCTTGTCTTCATTCAACATATCGTGTACCGCATATTCTCGCTTGACTTTACATGTCAGAGTTATACGATCACGTCGTGTGATAGATGCAGGTTCATTGGAATAAACGGTTGCACACGTGTCTTTTACGTTCTTAGTACCAATAACAACTCGAGGTTCCACCGATACCTTACCCTTCATATCTGCTTCAGCCATATTTGCGTACATTCGTACATTATTTACTAACTGAATCATCAATGATGTAGGGGCACGTTCTACAAAATCGGCTTTTGTATTACCGATATCATCAATTAAAACACCGTTTGTATACGATCTGAAGTTGGACATATATTTGTCTGCTTCATTCAAAGTTACAATCCTATCATCAGAAGCACAATAATTGTTATACAATAATGTGGTTACCATCAATACATTTGCTATTGTTGATTTACCCACAGCTGTGCCTCCAAAAATTCCTATGGAATATGGTGCTTCGCGCAATCCGCCTTGCA